ACGTAAGACAATATTTATATTTTATAGAAAATTTTTTTGAAGAATCCGTTGAGGGACCAATATACATTATTAAATCGACCGTGTTACCCGGAACCACAGAAAAATTACAAGAAAAATATCCTCACTTAAGTATAATATTTTCACCTGAATTTTTAACTGAGAGAACTGCTAAATTAGATATGTTAACTCAAGCTAGAATAATTTTTGGTGGAGATAGAAAAATTACCAATAAGGTTGAGAAACTATTTTCAAACAGGTTTATGAATCGTCACTTTATACATACTGATTCAAAAACCGCCGAATTTATAAAGTATATGAATAATACTTTTTTTGCAACTAAAGTGTCATTAATGAATGAGTACCATAGATTAGCTAATTTAGTTGGAGTTAATTGGGATGATGCAATGTACGGGTTTTCATCGGATGGTCGTATTGGTGACTCCCACTTACATGTACCAGGACCTGACGGTAAATTAGGTTTTGGTGGTACCTGTTTTCCTAAAGATATTAACGCATTAATCTCCATGGCTAATGATGTCGGTGTTAATATGAATGTGTTAGGTGCCGCCTGGAAAACTAATTTAGAAGTTAGACCTGAGCAAGATTGGAATAAACTAAAAGGTAGGGCAATAAGTTAATATGAAAAATGTAGTAGTTTTAGGTGGGGGAGGATTCATTGGTGGTCACCTCTCAAAAAGATTAAAAGATAATGGTAATAATGTAACCATATGTGACATAAAAAATCATGAGTTCTTTAATCATACGGAGATATGTGATAATTTTATCAAAGGAGATTTAAGAGACCCTAAAATAGTGGAACAAGTTATTACGGATGGTATTGATGAGGTTTATCAATTAGCCGCAGATATGGGTGGTGCGGGTTATATTTTTACGGGTGATAATGATGCGAATGTAATGCATAATTCGGCATTAATTAATTTAAATGTGGTACATGAATGTACTAAAAAGAAAGTTGGTAAAGTATTTTATTCTTCTTCGGCGTGTATGTATCCTGAACATAATCAATTAGACCCTAAAAATCCAAACTGTGAAGAGTCTTCAGCTTATCCAGCTAATCCCGATTCTGAATATGGGTGGGAAAAGTTATTTTCAGAAAGACTATTTTTATCGTTTAATAGAAATTATGAATTAGATGTTAGAATTGCACGTTTTCATAATATTTTTGGACCTATGGGTACGTGGACAGGAGGTAAAGAAAAGGCTCCCGCAGCAATGTGTCGTAAAGTCGCAGAAACTGAAAATACATTAGAAGTGTGGGGAGACGGTAATCAAACACGTTCTTTTCTTTTTATAGATGAATGTATAACCGCAATATTTAAATTAATGGAGTCCGATTTTATTGGTCCCGTTAATATTGGTTCTGAAGAAATGGTAACAATAAATCAGTTGGGCCAAATGGCTATTGATATCTCGGAAAAAGATGTTAAAATTAGTAATATATATGGTCAAGAATTTATTGATAAATATGGGTTCAAATGTCCTTTAGGTGTAAGAGGTAGAAACTCTGACAATAAACTTTATAGAAATAAAATAGGGTGGGAAGTTTCCCAACCTTTAATAAATGGAATGAAAAAAACATATCAGTGGATTAATGAGCAAGTAAACAATAAGACTTATATATACGAAAGTCCCGATAAAGGGAATACAATATATCGTAGAGAATTTGGTGAACCACCAAACACTCGTGAAAAAACGAAATAAATACACAATACTGAAATAATGGCAAGAAAAGGAGAATCGGGTACACGAAAATTACCAAGAAAAGATTTAATAAATAAAATAATTAATAAAAATCCTAAACAAAAATTTTTATCAGAAAGTCAAAAAGAATATCACGAAATATTAAAGGAGAGTGAAATAACAATATGTACAGGACCTGCGGGGGTGGGTAAATCATATATCGCAATGAAAGCTGCGGTAGAACTTTTAATGGACCAAAATAACTCTTATGAAAAAATAATCATTGTTAGACCGGCAGTTGAAGCTGAGGAAAAATTAGGAGCATTACCTGGTAATTTAGAAGAAAAACTAGACCCATATATTTTTCCATCGTATTACTTATTAAATAAAATTATAGGTAAAGAGGCTAGAGAAAAATTAAAAGAAAATGATATTATAGAGGTTTTCGCTTTAGCTTATATGAGAGGTATGAATATTGATAACTCAATATTAATCTTTGAAGAGGCTCAGAATTCAACACCTTCTCAGATGAAATTACTATTAACTAGAATAGGTTTTAATAGTAAATTTTTCATATCAGGCGATATTGACCAAACGGATAGATATAAAGATAAAACACAATCGGGGTTATACGATGCGACAATTAGATTTAAAAATTTAGACAAAGTTGGCACATATGATTTTAAAACAGACGATATCATCAGAAATCCTTTGATTAGTAAATTATTAGATAGATACGACACATGAGAGTAGCATTTGATTTAAATGGTGTAATTAGAGACACTTTCACAAAGGCAGAACAATTATATCAAAAACATTATATTGATGAATTTGAGGACGAAAATAATTCTGTTTATAATGAAGAGACTGAAGAATTTGATAAAGTATTATCTGTCGATGACTTTAAATACGAATTAGATTTACCTGTAAAAAATTTAGACGATTTAATCAATCATTTTAAATTTAAAGATAAAGAAGATTTATTTGAATTCTTTTATATCGATTTTGCTATGCAAATTTTTGGTCACTCACCATCTATAGATGGACCAACTTTTAATATTTTAAATGAAATATACGAAACTTTAAGAGACGACCATGAAGTACTAATAGTATCTGATGAAATCGGTAAGTCAAAACCAGCTACACTATTTTTTTTATCCAAGTATGGTTGTTTGGTTGAGAAAATAAAATTTTATTCTAACATTACAATAGATAGTATGTGGGATGAAGTTGATATACTAATTACTTCCAACCCAAATCATATTATAAACCAACCGAAAAATAAAACAGTTATTAAATGTACAACATCGTATAATGAAGATATTAATTCAGAATACACCATCAACGATATTGGAGAATTTAAAGAACTATATAAACAATTAAAATTAAAATAATGTTACAATTTTTAGAAGAAAACTATTATGTTGACTTTATTGCTTTAGAAAAAGAGGTTAATATACCTAAAAATGAAGACGGTAAAGAATTAACCACTGAAAAAGAAACTGAAAAAATCTCTGAAGATAAATTTGCTCAACACATAAGTGTAGTGAAATTTGAAACAATAAAAATGATGTTAGAGGTCGTTTTAACTGAAAGAGAGGAAATAGACGATAACTTAGGTATACGTGCGGGAACTTCAAAGTCTTTAAGTATTCCCTTTAAAATTGCTTTTAATACATTATTAAGACACGGAATAATAAAATATATATAAATTATGGATACAGAATTATTAAAAAAAGTTGAACTATCGGTTCAACGATTAACGGATAAATCAGTAAGGATTTATTTTTTAACACAAGACACTAAAGGGAACGCTAAGGCTTCCGTAAGACAAACTTATGAAATCGCCTTAACCCTAAAAAATAATGGATTTAATCCAATAATCATTCATGAAACAAAAGAATATACGGGAGTTTCTGAATGGTTAGGTGAAGAGTATATGGAATTACCTCATGAAAGTATTGAAGGTGAAGATTTAAAGATTTCTCCTGAAGATTTTATTGTTGTACCTGAAATATATGGTCACGTATTAGAACAACTTGCTAATCTACCTTGTGGTAAAATCATCTCATGTCAGGCTTATGACCATATGTTAGAGACTTTACAACCTGGTACAACTTGGTCACAATATGGTTTCCTAAAGGCGATAACTACTAGTGAAAAACAAACAGAACTTGTTAAGGGCGTTATGAAGAATATCACATTTGATATTATACCACCTTTTATTTCTGAAAAGTTCTCAGCGAAAGAAGTACCATCAAAACCAATCATTTCAATTCATACTCGTGACCAAAGGGACACTATGAAAATAATAAAAACTTTTTATTTAAAGTACCCACAATTTAGATGGGTTACATTTAGAGACATGAGAGGTCTTAATCAAGAACAGTTCGCAGAATACTTAAAAGATTCTTTTGTTTCTGTATGGGTAGATGATACATCATCAGTAGGGACATTCCCGATAGAATCAATGGCGAGTCGAACACCAGTAATCGGTAAAGTTCCAAATCTAAAACCTGATTGGATGGCAGAAAACAATGGTGTTTGGACATACGAATTAAATCAAATGACTGATATAATAGCTGAGTTCACTCAAAATTGGTTAGAGGATAATATTAATGATGATTTATATAAGGCGGGTATTGAAACCTCCGATAAATTTAAAAATAGAGAAGAATTCGAATCAAATGTAGTTGGAACATTTTCAGGTTACTTAGAGACTAGAAAAACTATATTCGAAACACAATTAGATAAACTAAAAGTAGAAGAAGAAAATTAATAATTATGGAAAATAAATTAAACGTATCAGTTATACTACCTATTAATTCTTCAAAAGTGAAAAACTTTGTTGAGTTCTTTAATAGTTGTATACTTTCAATAATAAAACAATCGACACCAATCGATGAGTTAGTTATTGTACATAGTGATGAAGAGTCACTAAAAGAAGTAGTTCAAAACTTTGACTATAGTGGTCTAACAGTAAACTTAGTTGAAAATACAGGTGATGTTGATTTCTCATCTCAAGTAAACTTAGGAGTTGAAAACGCTAAAAATGAATGGATTTCTTTATTAGAGTTTGATGATGAATATGCGTCAATATGGTTTAAAAATGTTAAACGATATATAGAAGCTTATCCAAAAGTATCAGGATTCTTACCATTAGTATTAGACGTAGATGAAAAAGGTGTTTTTGCTGGATTCACAAATGAGGCAACCTTTGCAGCTAATATGAATAGTGAGATTGGTTACTTAACTAATGAAGTTTTATTAAACTATCAAAATTTTCAAACAAGCGGAGTCGTACTTAAAAAATCAGTTTTTAAAGACTTTGGTGGATTTAAAAAATCCATGAAATTAACTTTTGTATATGAGTTCCTACTAAGGTTAAGTTATAATTCAGTAGAAATAATGACAATACCTAGAATTGGTTACAAACACATGAACATGAGAGAGGGTTCAATTTTTTGGAATTACAAATTTGGTGAGCAAAAAATATCTGAAGACGAAGTTGCGTTTTGGATTGACTCGGCGAAAAAAGAACATTTTTTTATTGAAGATAGGGACATAAACTATCAAGCAATAGATGTTTAATGTTTTTAGAACCAAAAAGTGCTACTACAACTAATAACGATTCAAATAAAGTGGTTGTTTCAGGTAATACTGAAACTCCTGAAGTGATTGAAAAGAAAAAAAGAGGTAGAAAACCAACAACTAATAATTATTTCGCGGAAAGAGAAGAGAGGGCAGTTAGATTATTTTTAACTGCCTCTACTTTTACTGAAAAAAATAAAATCTATGATGAATATCTAAGAGCACCTTTAGATAAAATGATTGAATCAATCATTAGAAGATATAAACTTTATAGAAAGGGGATGGAATTTCGTGAAATTAATCATGACACCCACTCTTTTTTAATTACAAAGGTTGAAAAATTTAAACCTGAAAAAGGTAAAAAAGCATACTCTTATTTTGGTACGATATGTAAAAACTACCTAATGGGTATGATTATAAAAGACCAAAAAGAACAAAATAGGAAAATATCATATGAAGATATAACTACTAAATTAGAAAGTAGGCCTGATATGATTTACTATCTTGAAAATGAAAAGATAGAGGCAACGGATGTGATTAAAAGATTCATAAAAGAACTTAATGATTATATAGAAAATACCGATTTAAATAATAACGAATTAAAGTTAGGATACGCTTTGATGGAGTTATTTGAGAATTATAACAATATTTTTATAGGAACGGATAATAATAAATTTAATAAAAATATAATACTACTATCTCTACGTGATATGACAAATATGTCTACTAAGGAAATAAGGACATCAATGAGAAAGTATAAGAAATTATATTATGAGTTGACAAATAAATTACATAATCTATAAAAAAATTATTCTATAAATATTTATAACATTATGGCAAGACCTAAAAAAAAAGAAATAGTATTAAGTAAAGACTCAGTTCTTTCACTTATGCAAGAAATTTACAACGAACTTGTAGAACAAAGAGCGACCGCTATAAGAATACAAAATAAAATGTTGGCGATGTTAAAGGACCCTGAGGATATGACCGTTATTGGACCTGTTATCAAAGAACAACAAAAAATCGTAAATGATACTATAGAAAAGAAACTATCACTTTCTAAGTTACAGTCAACAATATGGGAAAAAACTAATAATACCTCAAGCGAGGAATTTAGTTTATCTGAAATTGATGATGACACATTACAAACCTTAATACAACAAGATTTAAGCAGTGGTGACAAGAAGGACGGTTATAAACTTGATTAAAAATAACCATTATGTCGATAAAAGATAAGTTTAAACAGGCTAGTTCTAAAGTAGATGCATACAAATCCACTATTAATACTGCGGTTAATCAAAAAAAACTACAAAAAATATCTGATGGTTTAGATAGTAACTTTCAAAACGCAAAAAGTGACGCCCTAAAGCAATTAAACGCTATGGGTGATATCAAACAAAGAGCTCAACAAGAAATTGAAAACGTATTTGATGAATTAACTAAGTTATTCAAAAAAACTATGCCTAGTGGTAAAAATACAGGTTCTTCCACTATCGACTTCCTAATAAAACAAGTTTTAATGGCTAGTGAAAATACTAAATCCAGAATGGGTGAGATTGTTGCTGAGGAGGTATTGAAAGTTGCGGGTTGTTCAGAAGAGCAGGAGTTTAATACTCAACCACTTTACATACCAGTTAACGATATCGATTTAAGGGAATTATTAAAAAACGACCCATCATCCAAGCCATGGACATTTAGATATGAAAAAGACTCCATAAATGTCGGTTCTCAACCATTTTCAATGGATAAAGAACTTTATAATAGACTTCAGAATGAGGGTGTACCATTTACGGCCGAATACGGTAGTAGTTACATTGGTGCATCAGGAGCCGGTATTTTTGATATAAAGTATGTTACACAATACCCCGACCCTAATACTGGAACACCTATTTTTGGTGATTTTTACGAGGTAACATTAGCCAATAGATTAAATGGAGATAATTTAGGTGATTTCTTAAGAGATTATTACGGTTCTATAGATATAGTTAATTTTAATATGATATCGGTAGAAATCATGAATATGTTAACTAACATTATTGATATTTCGGGTGGGATTTCTGTTAATCAAAAAGAAGAACAGACTAAGTTTGAAAAAATATTACAAAGAATATTAGGTCTTTGTTTTGATAGTAATAGAGAAATTGATGTTCAGGGTACCGCTAAGTTAGGGCAGTTAGATAATATAGACCCATCGTTTTTTGAGATGTCTCCACTTGATTTAAAAAATATTGAGATTGAAGTTAATAATATGATTCAAGGAGTTACCGAGTTCACTGACTGTAATAATGTCAAATTACCCGTCAATACTGAGTCACTATTAGATTCAATGGCTCAACTCATTAATGACGATGTTGGTAATGCCGGTCAAAACGCAGATAACTTAATGGGTTTAGTCAACAATATGGCTAAAGACCAAGATTGGAAACTCAATATACCATCGGGTATTGATTTAAATTTAAATGTCGCGATTAATAATGATTTTTTAAAGATTATCCCAAAAGCCGTGATGTTCGCTATCTTAAGACCAAAAATGTTATTAGGGTTACAAATTGTAATGAAGTCAGTTAATCCAAATTTTGCGAATATATTGGCACTAAGTAATTTAGAGTCATTTATTAAAACGTTTGGTAAATTTATGACAGAAATGTTAAGTAAAATTGCTGCGATATTTGTTGAAGAATTATTCATTTTATTAAAAAAGAACTTAAGATTATTGGTAGAAACATTACTTGTTGAAATAGTTAAAGAAGCCAAAAATAAACAAGCTGCTATGATTGCCGGAGTTATATTTTTAATAATTCAATTAGTTCAGGGTTTTATTGATTATCGAGAATGTAAAAGTTTAGTTGATGAAATATTAAAATTATTGAATTTAGCCGCCGCAGCCACAGGTATATCGTTACCTTCTTTCGCTTTGGCGGCTAGTTCATTATTAGGTGGATTCTCTCCGACAAGAGCAATGACAGAAGTGACGGAAAGACTTCAATCAATAGGTATACCGACAGGTGACCTTCCAAGTGGAGCAGTAAATATTGCCATGCCAGCAATGTTTCAACAAATAAAAGGTACTTACCAAGAGCAATTAGCTAATGGTAAAGTTGAAGTCTTTATACCACCATTAGCGGTGCCACCTGTGATAGCAGGAGCGACCGCACCATCAAAGGCTTCAGGAAAATCGTATTAATATGGATGAAAATAAAATAACAAAAATACTATTAGAGTATAAAAACAGTTCCAATAAAGATTTAATCGAAGCGATGGATTTTGTACAAAATGATTTTGAGGAAACTAAAACTAATATTATTAAATTAACTCGTCATTTAGATAGTACTGAAATAATTTATAATAAAATTTTAAACGAGTATAAAAAAAGAACTAAGTAATGGCTGATATACCATATAATAATAGAATAATATATGTAGGTGAATGTATTGATAATATTGACCCTATGGGATTGGGTCGTATTCGTGCCGTACTAAAAACTGAAAACACTGCAGATAGGGAAAAAAGTGTTGCCGATACTGTAGGTGTAACAGAAAAATGGACATCTAGAGACCCATTTGTTATTAGACCTCTATTACCTGTCTTCATAAATACTGCACCTAAAAATGGTGAATTTGTTCATTTAATTTACTCTAACTCTGACGATAAGTCTAATAAAGATAAGTTTTATATTTCAGGTGTTTTTTCCTCTTTAACGAACGTAAAACAAGAACCTTATAATTCGGCGGTTAGTAACAGTAATTTAGGTAGTAGAAATAAACAACAGAAACAACTACGTAACCCAAACACAGGAATCGTATTTGAATCATCTAATAAGGGTGTCTATTCTGAGCCAGACGACATATCTATTGATGGTAGAGGAAGTGCCGATATTGTTGTTAAAGAAAATACCGTATTATTAAGGGCTGGTAAATATAATGGTCAACCTATCCCAAATGTTTACCCTGTTGGTAATGATAATAGGTCATTCTTACAACTTAGTAAATTTAATAAAAAGACGGTATACGGTGAAGCCGAAAAACTTTATAAGTTTAAGTATAGACATAAACCAATTAGAATTTTAGTAGAATATAACGTTGTAAATCCTGATAATAATTCAAACGCCTATACAGGAGGAATTTATATTTATACTTTAACCCCTAACGAAAGAAATGGTAGTCAAAGTTTTGATTTAACTACAGATGTAGAGGGTACTAAGAATCTATACCAAAAGTTTGATTTTTTAGCCCTATCCGTTAATGATTTGACACGTTTAATTAATAAAATAATTAATGGTGTTGCAGAAAAATTGGTACCTGATTTATCGACTATAACAACATCAGTTACACCTTTAGGTCCTTTTAGATTAAGAGGTGGTGGTGATTCAACATACCCTATTTATTTTAGACCTCAGCCAAGTCTATATAATAAATTAAATTCTGACACATCACAAACAAATGAGAAATTATTTATAGCTAATTTAATGTCTGGCGTTAAAGTTAAACAATCGGACTTAGTAGGTGGTTATGGGTTAATATATGACCAATCAAAAAGAGGGGATGTCCCTTTTACTCCTGAAAAAAATGAGATAATACCTGAAAAGGAAATATTATTAAATAATACCGCATCTATAATGGGTGGGGACTTTGTTTATTTACTTTCACATAAATCATCAAAAAATGATACAGGTAAAATAAATTTATCTGACACTTTATACGGTATTGAGGAATATACCCTTTCAGATGAGATTGAACCTAAAACATCTTCAGTTGTTAGAGGAGAAGAATTAATTGAGTTATTAAATTTAATGGTACAATTTCTTATTGGACATGTTCATCCGTATCATGGTATGGTTCCTGATGGCACATCAACTAACGGAGTTACCATGGAAAAGTTACAAAAAGAACTTAGAGACGCAAATCAAAAGATACTAAATAAGTATATTCGTATAAACTAAGTATTTATATTAAAAAGAGTTTATGTCTACTTATAAATCATATTTTAATAGAAACACAACTATTGTTTCAAATTCATACGCAAATACAGGTAGAAACCCTATATGCGAACTATTCTTTGGTGGGGTAGATAATGTAATTACTCCAAAAGGGTTTAGTCGTTTTTTATTCGATATTGAATTATCAGGAATAACTGAACAAATCAAACATGGTATTATCTCTACTGGTTGTTCAAAAAGTATGAAACATATTCTCAATATGACTAATACTTCATCATTTGATTTGGAATTATTAAATGATACATGGTCTAATGGAAGAAGAAGAGCAACTTCTTTTGATTTAGTATTATTTAGAATACCTAAAGTTTCAGGAACCACAGGAGATATTCAATCGTGGGATGAAGGTGTTGGATACGATTATTACGATTTTACTGAATTACCTACAGACAAAGCCTACTCAAGTAGACCAACTAATTGGTACGAATCTCAAACTATTTCAAATTGGTCAGTACCGGGGGTATACGATAATTTAAATACCAATTCAAGTACAGGGTTAAATTTCTCAGGTTTAACTATTATTGATACTCAACATTTTGAATTTGGTAATGAAGATATTAAATTTGATATGACTCAAGAGATAAATGATATATTAACGGGGGCGACTACTGGAGTTACAGGATGGGGAATCGCCTTTTATCCTCAAGTTGAAAATATTACAGGATTAACTGAAAACTACTCGGTAGGGTTTTTTACTACGAATACACAAACATTTTATGAACCATACTTAGAAACTACATATGATGATTTAATAGAGGATGATAGAAATATTTTTTATGAAAATAAAGAAAATAAATTATATCTATACAGTTACCAATTCGGTAATCCTCAAAATTTTGATGAATTACCATCTGTAGATATTACAGATATGAATGGTTCAATATTATATTTAGATTTACCAACCTGTCAAATAACTAATGGGGTATATGAAGTTATAGTACCACCATTAACATCATCAAGTATACCATGTATGATGTACGATACTTGGAAAAATTTAAAGATTAATGGAGTTAATATTTCTAATCAAACTAATGAATTTGTAGTTAATGACTTATCGGAGTTATATCAAATTGGTTCAACAACGAATGACCCTTCATTATATGGTTTTGATTTTTTCGGAATTAAACAAGATGAAAAGATATTAGGACCAGATGTACGTAAAGTTAACGTCATAATTAAAAAAGCGTATACTACGAATGAAGTACTTAATAAAGTTAACGCCTATTATAGGGTATATGTTAGAGAAGGTAAAACTGAAGTTCAAGTTCAAGATTGGACACAGTTAAATAGAACACCAGATAGTCACTATTTTATTTTTAATACTGAAGACAAAATACCTAACGAATATTTCATCGATATAAAAGTATTGACGGATAGAGAGATTAATACCTATAAAAGAGAATTAAAATTTCAAATAGTTAATAGAAAATGAAAAAGGTAACAATCACTGAAAACGAACTGATAGAAATAATCACTAGAGTAATTAGTGAAAAGAAAAAATCTAAAAAGAAAAAAAAGAAGAGCACTACTTTATGTGCAAGAGGTAAAAACGCGGCGAAAGCTAAATATGATGTTTACCCATCAGCTTACGCTAACGGTTACGCCGTCCAAGTGTGTAAAGGTAAGATGCCTGGTTTAGACGGTAAAAAAAGATGTTCAGGTAAATATTGTTCGGGTAAAAAATAATTTGTATATTTGTTATATATAAAAAAAAATAATGTATCGAAATACAACTTATCATTTTGTTAAAATTGTTAATGGGGAAGAAAAACTCATTATAGAAACCGAGTCTTCTTGTTTAGAAAGGGCTTTAGATTATTTCTACCTAATGGTACCTAAGGCCTATGGGGATAAGAGTTATACTATTAGAATTAAAAAAGATAATATTAGAAACGTTGCCAGTGAATGGGACTAAGTAGTTTTTGATATAACCCATTTATACCCTACATCTCCACCATTTAATAACCAATTAACATACTCCATATCTTTTTGTGGTTTTCCTTTAAACGTTTCATTTAAAGTGATTGTTTCTTTTTTACTGTCAAAAAATTGTTTTAATTCTAATAGTTGGTTTTTAGAAATTACGTTATTCTCAACTATCTTTTGAGTGACTCTATTAATTCCTTTAGAGTATGATAAACCCTTTTTCATTTGGCTAATTACCGGCGAAGGGACTCTAATATAATCATTATTTTCTATAATAACGATTTTAAGGTCACCAGAACCTTTAATTACTCTGTGGTATGTCTCTTTATTAATAATATATTTTTGTCCAACCTTAAGGTCCTGGGGTAACTCCTCATCCATTTGAAGCTTCCAACCGTCACTTGATTCTACAAATATAATACGGTCGTACTCATCTTTGTGCCATTTTAACTCTTCAGAGTTAACGGATTCATTAAAAACTCTACGTTTTTTATTATGTGATAGTTGTGTGTCTGAATATATCATTACCAAAATCTACCTGAGACATTTTTACCAAAATCTTTATGTGCTCTACACGCCCAATAACCCGCCTTAGTTTTGTCTTTTTTCTTAGCACACTGATGTCTAGCCGCAAATGATTTACGAGCACCTGGGTCGTTCCATTTAGCTGTCATAACAGGTGACCCATAAGAAACTTTTATAACTTTACCCGTTTTGGGGTTTTTAACGTACACATACCACTTTTTAGGTCCACCTGACTTAGGTTTGTTTAAACTAACATCTTTACCTTTATATTCGGCCTCATCTATTTCATTGGCATATGTTCCATCCCAACTAAAGGATTGTTCGTTTACCATTGGAAAATCAAATGGTAATCTTTCACCCTTATAATTAAAAAATTTACCTCTATCTGATTCTAATAACTCGATTTCTTCTTCTGACCATTCATTATGACCATCATTATATAACTTACGACCCTCATTAATCACATCAAAGTATTTGGGGCTACCATATCTAAAAACATTTTCAGTTAATGAAATACGATTATCAATATGATATTGTAATTCTTCAGATATTACGGTCTTTTCTTTAGTGTATGACTTTAAAACCGATTCAATTAATTTAGTATCATCGACTAAATCCTCATCCTCTTTTTCGGGTTCACTTAACGGTATGGATACATCGTCAAAAGAATCTAACGTTTTTGGTTGTAATGGTGGGTCTAATAAAAATCTTTGATTAATCCAACTTCTTAATTCATTTTCAACAAAAAATTCAGGAACAGGTTTATCATCTGGCTCGTTTGATGCTATTTCTGAAATATGATAAGCGAATTTTAGTTTGTTTTCATTATTCATTAAATTCATTAACCCATCACTTATAAAAAATATTTGACTAAACGGGTCCACAGGATTAATATCTCCTTCAGCAAAACTAAATACCTTCATAATTGCCTTCGCCCACCAAGATTTATAGGATGACGTTTCTTTTAATGTTGGACCTATTAGTTTATTAAGTGCTCTAACTGCAGATGTAAACATTCCCGCTACGGCAATTTGTGGTATAAACCAAGGCATTAAACGTATAAATGCTTTAAATCCACCTTCACCTACATGTTTAGCTAATCTTTTATTTTTAGCTCCGTTAACGATACTTCTTAATTGTCCAAAAGTAATGGGTCCTTGAGCGTTACAGAATTTTTTAGCGTCACAAATACTTTTAACTACTTTACTTGAAACATTAACGTCGCCCCCTAATTCCTCTAATACTAAGTTAACTAACTTATCTATTGATTCATTTTTCTTTTTATAATTCTTCACTTTAATTCTTGTTGGTTTTTGACCTTTCCCTGTTTGAGTATCTTTCTTTTCTTTTTCTCGTTTCCTACGACAAGCCGAGTCTTTATCTTTCTGAGACATTTTACCTGCAACACCAGCACCTCGACATACGGGATACGCTCCTTTGTCTGCGTCTCCACGACCACATGGCGGGTGACCACCACCTTTTTTCTTTTTACATATATTAACCCATGGACCCTTTGGTTGTGAGGAACCTTTCTTTTTTTTCTTCTTTCCAAACCAAACGGCTAAATCTTCTGTTAAAATATATTCACTCATACTTGATTATTACTATAATTTTATTATCTATTAAATAAATATAACGAGAAATAAACTTATTCATTAAATAAAAAAACAAAATGGCTAAAGCTAAAAAGACAACGTCTGACGAGACAAAAAAACCAACAGCTAGAAAAACTAGAACTAAAAAAACTGAAACTAAACCTGTAGAGGAAAAAGTGAGTGAAGTTTTAGAAGGTCAAGGTACCGAACAATCTGTTGATGAACAACCAAAACCTATTGGAACATTATTTGACACTATAAACTATAGTAATCTTCAAGATTTAGATAAGTTTGTACAGAACTTAAATGGTGACCAATCATTGTACTGTGTGGTACACGCGGCTAAATCGGCACACAAACGAGGTGCATTTAGTATTGAAGAGTCTGAAGTGATTTCAAGAGCTATCAGAGTGTTAACTACACCTCCTGAGGATAAAGAAAAATCAGTTCCTGACCCTGAAGTACACAAAGCAGATTAATTAAATTAAAAAGGGACATTGTCCCTTTTTTTATGCAAAAAAAATACATTATGACTAGAAGTGAAATAAGTACAAAAATTGTGAAAAATGAAATGATTATGATGAGGGCACGTAATAATGGTCATAAACCAAATGATGGTGATAAATTTCAACCATTAAGAATTGAAAATGAAATTTTAAGATGTATGTATTTTGGGGAAGACTCCCCTCATTGTATTAGAAACTATACAAATAAAAAAGGGGACCAATAAGGTCCCCTTTAATATTCCTATTAAGATATATTATCTTAAAGAGTTCAAGTCAAATGTTCTAACACCATCAACTACGATTCTACCATAGAAACGGTTATTAACCATTTTCTTAGCGTATCTCGTCATAATACCCTTTATCGGAGTAAAGTTGAACGGGTTATACATTGTAGGTGTCAACTGTAATGGTACATACGGTGCGTAAACGTACCCTGTATCCAATAATGAAGAACCTTTATGTCCCAATAAAACAGTGTTTGGTGGGAAGTAAGGGTCTCTGTACACTTGGTATCTACCTGATAATGTACCTACTCTTTCAATACCCATGTTGTATTGGTCTTGGTCTGGAGCCGCATTTGATACGTGGAAGTATTCCAAGTCATCAAAGATAGCTGAAATTTCCGAAGAAACAACAATCCAGTTAGCTCCACCTCTTAATGTAGATTTGTGAATTTGAGCTGAGATTTGGTTAATCGCAGTAATCAATGTCTGATTCCAGTCTTTTTGGTTATAGTTAACTGAACCATTAGACACTCTCTTCCATCCGTTGTAATCCCAACGTAATGTCCAAGCCGCACCTTTTCTTAAGTCTCTTAAGATTTCACGGTCAATTTCAGCAGCCACTTGTTCTGATAATAAAGCTGTTAATTCAGCCTCAGCATCAATGTTATGGAATGCAGAAACATCTTGTGCTAATTCTGGAGACCATTGTGCTCTTAGTTTTCTTTCTGTAACCGATACAGTAACTGCATCAAGGTCAAAAGAAACTTCACCCATTTGGTCTTCGAATTCTAAGTCAGCATATACTCTGTAAGTCGCACCAACCGTAGGGTTAGCCGCGAATGTAGTACCTGTATAACCATCGATTGAACAGTTAGCACATCCAACAACAGGTGTTGAAGTATCAACTGATAAATAAATTACACCGTCAGCAGTACAAATATCATCATACTTACCACCTGGTCCTGTATAGTTTCCTGGAGGGAAGTTAGTTTGAGATTCGTTACCGTATTGAACGATACCTTTACCGTACTTCTGTGTTACCACGTTAAAGTTAAAGTAATCACCACCTATTTGTACTTCTAATGATGCTAAGAAATCCTCAGTATCTTGTTCGTTACCTGTAGGTCCGATTAATTTACCTTGACCTGCAGATGCAAATCCTGATAATGCAACTAAAAGTGTTCTTTGGTTACCTGCATAATCACCTGCAGCCGCAACTACTAATGATGAACCATCCCATTTTACTAATGTGGTATTAGCAGCAATTCCTGAAAACGCTCCTTTAGAGTAATCGAATAACCCAGCTGGGTCTGAATTCGGTGCAGAACCTTCGTAAAATCTATCATAAAGGTTTTTACCTGAACCGTAGTTTACTGACGTACCAGAAGGACCATTAGGTGCTCCGAAAGGTGCAACATGTGTTCCATCAGCATTTCTGTTCTGAATTTTAGGTACAAAGTAGAATAATTTACCGATTGGTAAGTTCATCGCTTGTACTGATACGATATCATTAGCTAATAATTTAGAGAATACTCTTCTAATGATAGGGAAGACTACTGTTTCAAATGAACCTGAGTTATCTGAAGCAGATGCTTCGTTAATTAAGTGAGACGCTTGGTTTTCATATAATTGTGCCATGTTCTCTTTTACGTGACCTTTAAGACCCTCTAGGAATCCTAATTTGTCCCATTTGTTGATTGTGTCTTCTTTGATAACTTTAAGGTGTTTTAACCCAATATTACCAACAAGACCTGATTCTAATAATGCTCCCATTTTAGTATTTGTTTTTTTTAAATTTTATTTTTGAAGTTTACCCATTAAATCCTTCATTCTCATGAACTGAGGATTTTCGTAAGTTTTACTTTCGATAAGATTTGTAGCAGAACCTTTAGATGGTGATTTCTGTACTTTAGATGCAACTGATTCAGTTACAACTGCAGAACTTCCTTTCGAGTCTAAATCTTCTTTTACAGTCTTATAAAGACTTTTCGATTCCTTGATTGTTTCAGCAGAATCAAAACGTCTTAAAATGTTTATTTTTTCTTGTTTTGTTGTCGAATGCTCAGTAAACAGTCGAGTAGCGTATGCTAGATTTGAATTGAAAACAGCAACTTCATTAAGTTTTTCTTTAAAGATGTTAAGTGCCTTACGGTACTCTTCATTTTTTTCTCTTAATTGTTTTACTTCTTTCTCAAGTGATTCATTGTACCTTGCTCTATTAGGAATAGAATGTGGTTTTGAAAGTCCTTTAGATTTATCAGAAGATGCTTTCTGTCCAGCAGCGTGACTTCTCACCATACCTTCTTTAGCCTCTTCGTAATCTTTGTGAGATTTTGAATCATCACCTTTTTTACCTCCGAACTCTTCATTAGATTCTTCATAATCCTTGTGAGATTTTGAGTCGTCTCCTTTTTTACCTCCATACTCTTCGTAATGTTCCTCTTTGTGATGTTCTTCAGCATCGTGGTGTGCGTCTTTTTTCAACTTCTCAATTTGTGAGTAGTCGTCTTCAGCTGCGTCACCATAATAGTTTCCGTCATCCTCTCCGAGTTCAATTTCATAAACTACTTCGTCTCCTTCGTTAGATTCTTCATAATCCTTGTGAGATTTTGAATCGTCACCTTTCTTACCTCCGTATTCTTCATTTGATTCTTCATAATCTTTGTGAGATTTTGAATCATCGCCTTTCTTACCTCCGAATTCTTCGTTAGATTCTTCGTAGTCCTTATGAGATTTAGAGTCGTCACCTTTCTTACCTCCGAATTCCTCCATTTGAATTTGATATTCAACATCAGCCTCATCATCTTTAAGTGTGATTTCGTCACCGTCTTGTGTAACAACGATTCCGTCTTCTTCACCCATAGCTTTAAAGACCTTAAGGATTTCTTCGTCAGATGCGCCTGTAAGGTCAAGTGGTAAAAGAATTTCTTCTTCGTCATCCACTTCTAACTCATCACCTGGTAAATCCATCATAAGCATATCATCAGTATCAATTTCCATATCATCCTCATCCTCATCGGATTCGTCTTCAATGTCCATGTCAACATCTAGTTCCATGTCGTCTTCAATGTCAAGTTCGTCTTGTTCTTTTGTTTCGTGCTTTACAGATTTCTCCATATCGTCACCTTCTTCCATTTTTTCACCTTCCATTGCTTCAACAGACACTTCGTCTTCAATCTCTTCTTCATTTAGAGATTCTTTTACTAATTCACTGATTTCTTCCTTCATAGTAGAAGCAAGTATTCCTTTTGCATTCTCCGTAACGGCTTCCTTCAAATTTTCCATTTGTAGTAGCGCTTCTTCAACTAAGTTTTGTTTTTTTTGTGCCATTTTAGTTATTTTTTTGCAAAATGTTTATTTATAGTTTTTATAATAAATATACACGAATTAAAAAAAAATCACTTTATAAAACAATAGGCAAAAAAAAATCGGGGTTTACCCGATTTTAATTTTATAATATGTATGTGAAGTATTACTCGATTACTTCATCAATTTTACTTTCGACACATGCAGATATTCTCCAATCGTGAGTAAAACCTTCAAAGGCTTTAGTAACTTTAGCCTCAACATCTGTTACGTTAAAACCTTTAACTAATTTTTCTTCTCTGATTTTTTTAATCTTACCTGAATGCTCGTCTGGCATATCATACTGAATTTTTGCTACAAAATACTTTTCTTCCATTTTATTTTTTTTTCTTAGTTTTAATTAATATCCTAAATAATCGGTTAATTTTTTCATTAAGTCAAGTGATTTGTCTAAACCTTTTTCAGGTTCACCATTTACACTTCTTTGTTTTGTCTCTTCTTCAATGTTCTCATCGTACTTCATTCTATCATCTTGATTAAGGAATAAGTAAGCTCCTGGTGTTGATGGTGAAGATACTAAATCAAAACAAATTAATTCAAAATCGTCCTGCACTTCATTCCTTTCACCTTTTTTAACTAAAGAACCTACACCACGAGATGATACCCCCATAGTGACTCCCTGTCTCATAAGATTTGCCGCTTGGTCTCCTGGACATGATACAACACCTGTTTTATGAAAACCTGGTGATGTCAATAATTTTATTTTACCCATTAGAACATTACCTTCCCACCACATATCAGTTATCAAGTGTGATACACGGTCTAAGTCGATAAGTGACGATTCAGGGTGATTAAGTTCTGATATCGATAATCCTTTCTTTATTGCCTCTTGGTATTTTTCACCTTCTCTCCTTAATATTGATTCGGGATATATTCTACCGTTTCTATTTGGTGTGTCGTATTTTTGTAATACTGCGTAAAACTCAAAAGGTTTAGAATGGTCTAATTGACCGTATGATTCTTTTATAATATCGGCGTTACGTTTATCGTTTGGGTTTATAAAACCGGCATCCCACTCAATTAAAATCCCTTTACCCGTATCATTTGGTCCTAATATTTTCATATCTTTTATTTTATAAATATGCTACGTTTAGTATTCCATCGAGATAAAAACGTCCCATTCACTTATTCTAATTGGAGTTACTCTTAATAATTGGTTTATTTTGTCACTAACGAATATCTTATATTCTGTTGTTAAAACAGAATCGTCACCTTCTCCTGAGAAAAAAACGTAGTTATTCGCGAAGTCTGTAACTTCCTGTCCTTTATAAATTACTTTACCAATTTCAACCCGAACACTTATATCTTCGTCTTGAATATCACCTTCTATCATAACACTACTTGGTAAAATAAAAGTATCCCCATAACCAAATTCATATATAAATTTTTTAGGGTCTATAAGATTATTAAGATTATCTACAAGCGTATTTGCTTCAAATAATCTTAATAATTGACTTTCATTAATTACGACTTTCATTTAGTTGTTTTAACTATAAATAGATTAAACAGACTGTTTTTTAGTTTTATGTAGTATAAAATATTTTGATTTCATTAACGGATACCCATATAATGTATTAACTATTTGTTTTATCCTGTCTCTAAGTATCAACGATTTAAAGTCTATTTGTTCTTTTACAAATAATGTTACCTCTAAATTCATAAAACTTCTTTTACCTAATTGTATACCACTACTTCTTAAATCTAAATCGACTATGTTATGTTTTTCAAATAATAACGGGTCCACCGATTCTAATAAGTGATGTTTAATGTCCCTCTCTAACATACCTGTCGTTCTAACCCAATTATGAGCCGTCATTGTTGGTTCCACCCAACTTTGTATGAGAATATAAACTGATTTTAATTTTTTTGCATCTACTGTTCCATAACTACATTTCGCGTTTTCGTATCCCGTTAATTGGGACGTTTTTCCTTTTTTCATATAAATTCATAATATCTAATGTTTATTTGTTCGTTAAAAATATAACTATAAAAAGTACGATTGTCAAAATATTGATAAGTTGAATATATTTATTATAATAAGTCATATATGTTAATAATAGAAATAGGAAAAAAAGAAAATATCGAAAGAGCCTTAAAAAGGTATAAGAATAAAGTTTATAAGACTAAACAGTTGAATAGGCTTCGAGAGGAAAAAGAGTTTACTAAGAAGTCTACTAAGAGACGTAAACAAAAACAAAAAGCCATTTATATCCAAAAAATAAAGGATTCAGAAATCTGAACCCTTTTTTTATTTTATATATGTAATTTAAAGTTATAAACCGTGTTCTAATTGTTTTAACTTATAAAGTGAAGTTAATGAAATTTCGGACTCATTAATATGACTTATAGTCTGATTTACTTTTTCATGTAAATCTTCATCATTCGATTCATTAATTTTTTCAGTTAATTTTTCTAATACAATACTTTTAGAATTTACAATCTCTTCAGCTAATTCAGTTTTAGAGAGTGATAAAAGAGCCTTTAATTCTTTTTTATCTTCCTCACTGATATCACCATATTCCTTATTAAATGTGTTTGTTGCTATTTTTAACATAGAACTTAAAGGAATGTTAACTGATTCGTTAATTTTCACATCATCTTTATTTTCACCTAATAACTTTTTTATATTATTTTTACACTCTAAAACTTCTTCTAAGTTTCTAACCGAGTTATTATAAACTACAGTATCAATATCGGTATAGTTGTTATCTGAATTATTTTTTAATCCTTCAGAAACCCACATATTAATTTCTTTAATTTTTTTATCCTCAGTAGTTAATATATCTTTTATTGTTTCAATACATTCATTTACGTAGTCATCAACAATTTCTTTGGATAAACCTTTTTTATTGGAAAGTTCATCATAAAGAAAATATGCTTCAGCAAGTTTCTCGTTCTCAATTACATGATTTTTAAATGACTTCATATTGGTTTTAAAAGAATTTTTACCATATGACTTAGTCATTAAAGATTCTATATTTGATTTTATTTGTCCGAATTTATTCATAACGTTTTTTATTATAAATATTAGTCATCTAGTAATGTTCTTAGTTCATCTTCAATTTTACCTAAAGAATCTCTCCCTTTCGATAAGTCAATTTCGGATATACCATTAATCATATCATTTTCTAATATCATATTTAAATCTTTTTCTGAAGTACTTTCAGGTGTAACCTCAGCCGTAGTGTCACCACCCGTATCTGTACCACTATCACCTAAATCACTACCTAAATCACCACCTAAATCACCACCTAAGTCGCCTCCAAAATCACTTCCACCACCACCAAATCCGGTGTCAGAAGGTTCTGTAACCTCACCTTCAGGTGCGCCACCTTCTCCAGGTTTATCACCATATAATTTATCGATGTTTGCAAATATTCCTGTTTTAGTAATTGTTTCAGGTGTTTTTTCAAGTTCCGCTCCAACAGCCTTTTCGATTCTTTGTTGTTGTAAATCTAATTTAATTTCTTCATCTGAGAAACCAAGAATATGTTTTTTAGCCCAAGAAGATGAAACAGGTTGTATACCATTACCTGGGTCAGAAACCGCATCACGGTAAAGAGCAACTTTTTGTTGCCATTGTTCAACTTTAAGTAAGTCCGCTTGTGTTGATGGGTTAGTAAGACCTAATGTAAAATTATTTAATTCGTCTTCAAAACCTAATAGATACAAATGTATTATAGCAATTTTATTTAACTCTTGAATCATAGATTTTTGAATTCTATTGATTGTACGAGCGAATCTTATATCTTGTAACGCTAAGTTTTTACCATCACCAACAACCTCTTCAAACCCTAAAAATGCTTTAGGTACTCTAAGTGCAGTTAATAATTTCTTTTGTATATATTCAATATCAGCAATTTCTGATAAGTTTTGTGCTCCTGGTAATGTGTCGATAGGGTTAGGTGCGTTAGCGTCTCTAACGGGTATGAAGTAATCTTGGTCAACCGCCATTTGATTATATCTTAAATCGACATTACCGTTATTAGAGTCCACAATTTGGTCTCTTTTAAATTTGTTAGCAACTCTCTGTACGTAAGGTTCGACATCTTTGTCATCCATGTTACCTACAAAAACTTTGAATACTCGTCTTTCAGGTGCTCTTGATGTTCTATAAACTAACATAGCATCTTCAGATAAAATAAGTTGTTTCCATATTCTTCTTGCCTTTTCTAACATAGAAGTACCATAAGGTAATTTACGGTCATCACCTAATAATCTAAAGTGAGCCACTTCCCACGTATTTAATACCATATCTTTATTTTGCCATAAGAATTTTAAAGCATCGTTATCGGTATCTGTACTATTTTTTTCAGGTTTAATTTTCATTCCTCGTTCTTGACGAGTAATTTCAATATTAGGTAGTTGTTGTACCCCCATAACCCCTTTCTCAGGGTCTAATTTTAGATAAACGAAGTTATCCCCATACTTACAAGTATTTCTTGTCCACATAGGTAGATTAGTACTAATATCGAGTCTATTGTTAAATAAATCCCCAAGTACTGATTTAATTCGTTTACTTTCTGAGTAAATTTGTAATATATATCCATCTTCATTCGCAGTTGTTGATTCTTCCCCATATATATCTAACGCCGCAGATATTTCGGGCGTATATTCCATACTTTCATAATCATAAAATGAAGCTAGTCTAGTCGGTTCATAATATACCGCTTGAGTATATAAGTTGTTCTCTACCTTCTGCCATTGTTGACCAAGATAGAGTGTTTGTTGGGCTTGAAGTTTTTCTCTCTCATACTCCTTTTTATCGGGAGTCTTTAAAAGTTCTTTCTTATCAAACTTAAATACGGGAGCTTGTTGGTCTAACGTTGAGTCAGGACCAAATACCTTAGTAAGTCGTTGCCATATAGTATAATTTTCTGCCATACTTCTTTTTTAGATAAATAGTAACATTATTTGAATTAAACTAAACATTTAAAATTTTCCAAATAACCAAGAATTATCTTGATAGTCTTGCCTAGTCGCTTGTCCTCTGTGTCTATTGTGGTTTATTCCCCCTGGTAATGCAGATAAACTTGGATGAAAATCGTTAGAGGTATTTTTGACGGGAGTTTCATTAACTAACCAACTTTCCATCATGGCTTTAGTTTGTTCTGTCACCTTTTCTAATTGAGTAAATGAATTTTCCCCAACATAAATCGCCATAGCTATAGCCATAATTAAATCATCATGTTGTCCTTTTTGGTGGTCGGGTCTACCGTTAATGTAAACAAAAGTGTTTAATTCATTTAATAACCTTGTTGACCTTATTTCAAAATTATGTCTTAAGGCCTCTTCAAATGATGCCACAATCTGTACTCTTTTATTATTGAAATTTAATCCAGGAATCTTATCTAAAGTTTTAGGGTTATATTTCCATTTATCAGCGGCATTAACACCTTCAACATATAAGTTTTTATATCCTAATTCTTGTAACTTTCTTGATGTAGATACACCCATACCACCCGTAATATCAATTACAATAAATGCTGAATACATTGTCGCCCATTTAAATGCTATTTCTGCGACGACATCTGGTGGTACCTTACCTAAATACTCAAGAACTTGTTCTCTTGTTTCAAAATCTATTATAGTAAATGTTGTATAATCCTCACTATCACCACGAGAAACATCAATACCCATAATATATTTATGTCCTTGTATTGGCTCTTTCCATTGCCATAAAGAACCACCTATAAACTTATTTATTGGTTCTTGTATATAGTTTTGTTTAATAATTTCAATCGTACTATTTGGGATGACGTTATCCCCTGAACCCAAGAAGTTACACTCCAATTCCTGTGAGATTTTTCTTCTATCGAATTTAAGTTTTTTAGCCATACCTTCGAACCATGAAGAATAAACTTTGTATCCATTTGCTAATTTTTCTTTAATTTCTACATAATCCCTTTCACGAGGTTTTATGTCGGTATAGTTTATTATAATTTTACTATCATCATAATCTTCTCTATTTAACATGTAATGGATAATATCATTACATTTTATAAGTTGTAGGTCTCTAGCGTAACGAGGGTCACGATACCAATACATCTCAGTTATTTTAAAATCATTCATACCCCTTAGTGCTTGGTCATAAATGGTATAATATATCGGGTCAAACCCGTTAGGCGTAGAAATTACGATAACTTTACCACCTGTAGAAAGTGACGCCATACATGCAGACCAAAAGTCATCATCAGCATCAATAAACGCAGCCTCGTCAAAAATAAGTATTGTTGGTGTATACCCACGAAGTGCATCTTTTGAGGTTGCAACTGCTTTAACTTCACAACCATTTGATAATTTAAAATGTCTTTGAGAATTTTTTTCGTTAGAATAAGATATCCCAAACCATGTAGGCCATTGGTCAATAAAACTTCTAACCTTATTAGCGAATTCTTGTGATGTATCTAATTTGTTTGCAATTATTAGTACCTTTTCAGGTTTTTTCTTAGACGCAGTAACCACTTTTTTTGATGCCCAAGCTGCGGTAACTGTAGATACACCGGCCTGTCTATACTTTAAGGCAATATTTTCCTCATAAGTATCATAATCATTAATTAATGTTTTTTGGTCTGAAAATAATTCTAAAGGTACGTACTGTGATTGTGTATTATCGTAGGTTTGTAGATAAGTTTTTAACGCGTAAGGGGTATCTTTTACACACCTAGCATATTCCAATAAAACTTGCTCTCTTGATAGTCCCATCTATACATAATAAGTTTTTTTTATGATAAAGAAATACCCAACCCGTCTAAAAGACCTGAAAGGTCATCATCATCGTCATCATCGTCATCGTCATACTGTGATATTGCATCTTCATAATCTTGAGACTTTAATTCTTCTATAATCTCATCCACCATTTTAGCTACAATTTTTTTACCATCATCAGAACCAGACATAATCATTTTAGCAACATCGAAAAATTCATCAGTAGTTAATGAAGAAAATCGTGAAAATAAATAATTTTGTATTTCTCTTAAATCGTCATCGTATAATTTTTCAGGATACGAAGCCATAAATTTTTCCCAAATTACTGGTCCTAATCGTAAATCCCATATTTCGTAAGGTAATGTATCTTGAGATGCCATAACCATATCCGCAGCTTTAGGGTCGTCAGGTAATCCTTGGGTACCTAAGACTTCGTAAACACCTTTTAGAAGTTCATGTATCAATATAGGAAAAAACAATCCTTTAGCCTTTATAGTTGGTGGGTCAGTAGTATCATCAACTTCTTCCTTACCTTCCATTCCTTGACCACTTTCAGCAGCTTTCATAACCATTTCATCTGGCATAATCCAGTATAATAAATCATTAACGGACATTAATACACCATATAAATTTAATAGTTTTGGGTCAAGTTTTTCTAACTCATCTTTAACTAAATGATACATGTAATGACCTTTTTTAGATGCTCCTTGAATTAAAGTGTTAATAAAACGTCTTTTAGCCTTTTCTAAGTCAAACTTTTCAAAAGCGGCCATAAAATTCTCTAAATCATCTTCCGCTTCATTTTCTTCAACACCAAACTGGTCTAAAACATCTTCGTCTTCAGGTTCTTCAGAATCCTTTCTCATTTTTGACATATCAATCTGACCTGGCATAGACGTTAATTCAACATCATATTGAAATGCATCATCAGGTAATGATAATTCTTTTTTAACGACATCAACAGCCAATTGCTCCAAATAACCTTCATTATTTGACTCAATCTGTTTTACTTGTTTAACGGCTTGCATCAACATACCCTGTAAATTCATTAACTGATTCTGAGTTACTTCATTTACACCTGTATATCTCTTAACTTTTTCAACTACATCACGAAATCTTTTTGATGCGACTAACTGTTCAAATGAATTATCTAATTCATCATTGTCTTTCCTCGGTAACCCCGGATTATCAGACATAGGTGTCTCACCTTTTTCTAATTTTGATTGAATTCCTTGGTCCATTCTTTCAGGACCATCATATTCGATTTGTTCTTTAATTTTTTTCTTCATCTTTAAATGATATATTTAGATTGTCAAATTTAAGAAAATTTGGTAAGTCTTTATCCTCCACCTTAGCTTTAGGTGCTGGTTTGTGTTTCGGTTGGTAAGGATTTTTTCTCTTTGGTTTTGTACGAGTAGGTGTCTTCACAGGAGCTTCTTTAGTCCCAGGTCCTTGTTCAATAATATCCATTAAATCTTTTTTAGTCATAGAAGGTTTATTTACATCTTTTATCAAAGATACAATACTTTCTTCAATTTTTCTAATATTTTCTTTACGTTCCTTAATTTGTTTACCAACAGAACTAACACATGCATCAAATTTCTTCTCAGCGTTTTTCTTCCAAGTTTTTTTAGGTCCATACTTACCTTGTATACTATCCATACAAATGGCATACTCACTATCCTCTTCAAACATACCTAAAGTAGTCATAACAGGGCGTATAATAGTATCATCTACCTTTTTGCTCTTCTTCTTTTTCTTTTTACCCTTCTCTTCCGCAATACCCATACCGTCACCACCAGCTTTAGGATTAACTCCATAATTAGCGGGTCCGTCATCATTACCAACACTATTACCATCATAAGGGTTATAACCTGATTCTTTTTCTAATGAATTATCAGCATCTTTATCTTCTAATAGTTCATTATCATCATCATGTAACTCATCGGCAGGTTCAAACATTTTAACTAACATGTTAAAGTTATCAGTAAAGTAACTTCTTAAATAAGCTCTTTTACCATGTACTATTAATCCGTCTCTATCTGTTTCATACTCTTCCCAATCGTCCCAATAGAAATCAACTGCGTCTTCGACAGCGTCTTCTAATTCACGACTAAAAGGACTTGGCATTTTTTCGGGTTCACCTAATTGTTTGTGAATTGATTGATTGAAGAAATGTTGGTCAGAACTACCCCACTCATTTAATTCTTCTTCACCTAATTCATTGGATAGTTGTTGTGCCGACTGGTTGGCCATTGCAAGGTCATTTTTTATTTTTTCTGTCTTATCGCTAGTCGTGTCTTGTTCGTTAACTAGTTTCTTATGTAAAACACTGATTTGTTTACCGTCTAATTTCTTAAGGGTATTTAATTTAAATCCCTCCCTTAATAAGTCCATTATTTTAAATTTACTTTTCATCTTCAATAAAACTTTTTTCGTAACTTAATACGATATCTCTTTCATATAGTTTATCTTCTACAGATTTAACACTATCTCCGTAACCGAAAACTAATCTTTTAAATTTATCATTTATAATCGAGTCACTATCTTCATTTTCCCATGCTAAAGATATAACCCCATCAATCGAATCATATACACCAAAAAAGTCAGAATCTTGTATTAAATGTAAATCAATGTTTACGTTTCTTAAAACACCAACTTTCTTTATATATTGA